CACGCCCTATGCCCATGCTGTCTTCGCCGAAGGTTCCAGCTTTGATCCACCAATTGTAGACAACATGGCTGCACCTCGCAACTCGGGGTGGAAGCAACCTCAACTTGTTCTCGAGAACTACCTGCACCCTACACACAGCATGAATGAGATCGTGGTGCGAGCGTGTGTCCAGGCGTATTGTGAGCACATCAGTGCCAATTTCACACCCGAGGACTTGGCCGACATACACCCTGTTCCCATTTCGGTGGCTGTCAATGGTTACCCTGGTGTGCCTAATGTCGATGCACAGAAGCACGCCACGTCCGCTGGGCATGGTAAACGCGGTCCCAAGCTGCAATTCATGAGCGATCCTGAGCAATTCGATGTGTGGGATAGCTATCGTAGTTTTGATTCCACAACGTTGAAGGAGATCAATGACATGCGAGAAATGATGCGCAGTGGTGTCAGGCCGCACGCCATTTATGACTCGTGTTGGAAGAACGAAATGTTGTCGAAGGAGAAGGTGGAGGCTGGTAAGGCCAGGTCCATCTACATGTGCCCTGTGGCCTTTCTCGCGAATATCCGTATGTCCACCATGGCCCTCTGCCGTGTCATGATACGCAAACGGGATGTACTGGGCATCGCAGTAGGGCTCAACACTCATTCGGAGGAGTGGGATGACATTCACAAGCTCGCTGAGCAGATACCTGGTGATAATTGGATCGCCAGTGATTTCAAGGCTTTCGAGGCGGTCATTAACCTTCTCCTGAGCAATGCGACGTCCAAGGTCTTGGTTCACATGGTGGAGCTCTCCGGAAACTACAATGCGGAGGAAGTGTTGGCTTTTCGTGTCATGCTCGCTGATATTAGCAATGCCACCATCAACTTCTTTGGCGAGCTGATCACACTTCTGGGTGGTGAGGCCTCCGGACACCAACTGACCACCTTTTTCAACTGCATCACGAATGTCATCCTCCACATGTACGCGTACGTTGAGATCCATAAGACTTCTGAAGAAACGCATGAGTACTTACGCTGTGCACGTGAGTTTTTCCAACTCGTGTTCCGCAACACGCTTGGCGATGATGTGTACCTGAAGGTGCACCCCTCGCGACCCATGTACAACCACGGGACCATCCAAGAGGTGTTCGCTGCTATTGGCATCGTTTACACAATGGCCGAGAAAGGAGCGGCCTCGAAACCCTACGTCCCACTCGAAGAAGTGTCGTTCTTGA